CAGGAAGCACTTAATATGTTTTTCCAAACTGGTTCGATTATTGGTAGGTCATTTACATCTGAAGGTGATATGAATCCAGGCAAAGTGCCTATACAAGAAATAAGTAACAATGCCGGAACTGGGAAACTATCTGCTTTGATTAGCACTTATAATTATTACATGCAAATGATTAGAGATGCTACAGGATTAAATGAAGCAAGAGATGGTAGCACACCAGATAAAAATGCTTTAGTAGGTGTTCAAAAACTTGCAGCTGCAAATAGTAATACAGCTACAAGACATATATTACAAAGTGGATTATTTTTAACCGCAGAAACTGCAGAAAAAGTTTCACTAAGAATTGCAGATGTATTAGAATTTTCACCAACAAAAAATGCTTTTATTCAAAGTA